GACCGGCGCATGGTGGAGATCTACTACGACTTCTGTGTCTTCATGTTCCACTCATTCTTCGCGCCCTGCGACGTAATCAAGGCTAAGTGGAGGGATATTACTCGGAAAGGTACAATCGCCGTCAGACGCAAGAAAACGCACCGTCCTGTTGAAGTTCCAGTGACTCCTGTGATGCGCCATATCATTGACAAGTACAAAGGGCAGTCCAAAGATGGCTACATCTTCCCGATCATGGATGATGAGAAGGAGAAAAAGTACACCACCAAGGATTACACCTTCAAGAAGTTCCGAGAGTTCCTTAACAAGTGGCTGAAGGCCGTCGGCAAGGAGCTGAACCTGTGCTTTGACCTTTACGCCTATGTGTTCCGGCATACGGCCATCACTGTGGCCATCGACCACGGGCTCTCAGTGTCATACATAGCCAATGCCGCCGGAACAAGCGTGGAAATGATACAGCAGCATTACTATAACGGAGAGAGCCAGCAGAACCGCGACAAACTTACAGAGGCGTTTATGAACGCTGGAGGATGAGCAGGCAAACTAATTTCTATACCATCAAAATAGGCGGTATAGAAAACGAACCCCGGCCAAGTTCGGTCGGGGTTCGCACCTTGTCGGGGTCGTTCCGGGCGGTCGCACTAAATCTGCCACGGATTTTTGTATGGGTCATAGTCGCGCTGGAAGGTTGCCATTGCGATTTCACTGACCGGTTTCTTTTCCTCATCCAGTTTTCGCTGGATTTGAGGATTGATTTTACAACGGTTTGCGTCGTGGAGCCACTGCATTGTAGCTTCAAAGTCTGTAATGCGGGCCGTGCTCACATTATTGGGCGAAATCAGTTTGTGTAGTTCATAAAGCGCAATCTTAATCATGTGCTTTTTGATATTCGGGTTACGAGGATCGTGGTAACGGAAATTGTAACCCTCTTTAAGCGTGTCAGCAACAGGAGACATTGTGGGGTACCATACCCTACCGTCGAACACCACATATTCCGTCTCTTTTAGCTCGTAGGCATAGTCGGTAACATAATCGCCTATGAGCCCCCAGTTATCGGATTCGTGTGGGTTTACGGTCAAATCAATGTCTTCAACAGTCAAAAGAGCATAAAACTGCCCTTCCCATTCAACCACAGCCCACTCCTCATATTCGAGATTAGGTTCCCAGAGTGATGTCTCAACAGATTCCCATGCGTTGATACCAGGGATGCGGATGTCGGCATAATCAAGACCGTTGTGTTCCAAACATTCATACAAGCAATCCGAAAATATCACGATGTCGCCAGGATGGTAGTTCAAAAGCTGAGAGTATGGCTTTGCCTCACGGAGCAGAGATTCATCGTAGTGGTCAAACTCTCTCCAATATTCCACCGAAGCGGGCGTCTTAACCCCATTGATGGAGCGCATGGCCTCGACAATTTTGCCTTCATAGTAAAAGTGTACACCAACCGGATAAGTGATGCGCGGATTGTATTCACGAAGATTCTTGCCAACCATCAGCGCCTGTTCTACCTCGTAGTTGTCAGTAAGATATTCGACAATGGAAGCCTCAGCAGCTTCCTCTGCCTGAGCCACGCGCAGTTGGTTGCCTCGGATAAGCTGCTCAAACAGCTCATCCGATATTTGGCTCATATAGTCTTCGTTATTGAGAAATCGTTGATACATCGTTACATCATTTAATATTCAAACGAACCATATATCGGAGTCCCATTGAATGTGGTGATACCTGAGGTGCCACCGGCATTAAATTTCTTCCAGGGTTCATTTAAGAATAGAACCAGAAGGTAGTCGAGGGTGTCAGAAAAGTGTCCGTACTTCTCATATTTGATGCCAAGTCTCGAATCCATGATTTTCGCCTTGGATTTGGAGCCATCCATTTCCTTGCGCTGATTGATAAGGTCCTCGATAAGTTTACGGCATTTGAGATCGATTAGGATCTCCCAGCCCTGATAACCATCGAATATATTATTGACGAACTCCAAACGTGTGATTTGAGATGGCTGTTTGCTCAGGAGCTTTTTTCTTGCTCTAAGCTGAGGAGCACTCAATATGGAAAGAAGGATGGTGTAGTTGTTTACACCTTCTTCTGTAGTTGTGGTTCTGGAAAGTCCAGCAGGATCGCCGGTAACTACTATACCGCCAGTGTGACCCATACCAAGAAGTTTCTGCTTGATTTTTTCAGCAAATTTGGGCGTGTTGTTTTCCTTATTTTCAGGGAGCCCACGCACCTCTTCAAGAATATAGACCTTTTTGTTTTCATAGTCAATCTGTGCCATCAGACAACTCATATATGGCGCCACGTTAAAGTCAAAGCTGAGAATGAGTGGTTTAAGAGGATCGTATTTGTCGTCCCTCAATCCATCTTTCAGATGTTTGGCCCCATCAAATTTCCAATAGCAAGCAGCGTCATTTACATCGACATACAGCCAGTTACCAAAAAGCAATCGTTCACGCACACTTGGGTCCGAAATCTTATAGAGAGCAGACACATAAGCGTTCACAAAGTTTTTGTCCGGATTATCGTACACGCTGAACGGTATGTACATTTCATTCGGACGACATATTACAGGCTCAGCATTTTCATCCAATACAAAGCGGTCACGCACCCATCCGAGACAGGGGTTGGTGGACATCAGGAGCTTGGGCACTTTTGTAGTCTCGGCCACTTTCCAACGAAGACGTGAGAAAAGCACGTCCACACCGCGTTGATCAACCTCGCCGACCTCATCAATGAATCCTCCGCTAAACTCAGATGAACCGAAGCGCAGATAGTCGGGGTCACTTGGAGAATAGGCCATCTCCTTCATAATGATTTTGGAGCCATTCCAGAAAATCATCTCACCGGAGAGGTTGTTTATCTTAAAGTGAACCTGCTCCTCCAACCCCCAAGATTTTGCCACGCTCTGAATGGTGTTCCAAGTAGATTCTCTCAGGCTTTTGAGAGTTTTACGAGCAACCACCATACGCATATCGGGCCACCGGAGACAGGTGCTGATTAGCCAACAAGAACCCAGATAGCTCTTACCTCCTCCGGCGGCACCCCCTCATAGCATAATCTGTAGGATATTATTGTTGCCGCATTTTTCGCAAACCGATGTGTAAGTAGGATTACCGTTCCTATCCACACCATTTTGAATCTGAACTACACGTCCTCCACATTCCGGACATTCAGGCTGGAGTTGCTTCCATACTTGAAACTGTCTGGTAGAAGGAGCAAAGTCAATCTTCAGATTCTTTGGAGCCCGGAGTCCTGGAATCATCGCTTGAGGAAATTTGAGGATTGACTAACTGATTATATTTCTTGAGGTCGATGTAGAACCGGCGTTGGCGTGTGCCCTCATTCCATATCCTGATGTAGCCTGCTTTGACAAGCTCAAGAATCATATTCCGGCAGGTACCATAATTGCATTGCCTATACTTATCGGCAATAGCGTAGTAGGTGTCGTCTGTCCAAATCTTATATTGGTTGCGGAACCACACCAGAAAGCCAATGGCTCTACCTCTTATTGTCGTATCGAAATTCTTCATAACATATCTTTTCATAGAAGAATAGCCCTGAAGAATCTTCAATCGGTTAAAAATCCAATGATTATGATTACCTTTGTATTATGAAACCCTTATGGTTAATATCAGCCATTCTTGTGCTTTCGGCTTGTTCAAAAAGCACTCCGACGAATCAGCAGACAGCTCATTCTACTGATTCTGCCGTGATACACCCTGATACTGTTGCCAATGCTCCAGAGGAGCCCATAGTTGTCGCTCTGCCGCTTCCTAAGGACTCAAATGACAAATCCTTCAGGTCAGCAGATGAAGCGTATGACGAGGGATATTATAATGGCCATCAAGAGGGCTATTCAGATGCAACTCACCATCTGGACTATGGATATTATTACGATGACGAGCCGGAGTATTCCGGTTTCTTGCAGGCTTATGTTGATGGGTATGAAAATGGATATGATGATGGCTACAATGAAGGTATGGAGTGGAACTCTGAAAATGATTGAAGCGCCCCTCTTTTCAAAGGAGCGCTTCGACAGTTAAATATAGAATTGGGAGCAAGAAAAGCCTTATGCAGTTGCCAGAGCAGCAGCGTAAATTTTCTCCACTGTAGCCCACAGATTGTCAGGGGCCGGTTTGTCAGCCAGCTTTTCACAGGCTGACTTGAGGTAAGCGAGCTCTTCTGTAGTGAAATCTACAATTAGCGGATTCTCGCGGTCTGTTACCGGGTTCCATTTAGTCTGACGTTCCTCGGCGTTCTCTGTGATTTCATATTTTGCAGCATCCTCCTCGGTAAGAGCAACTTTCTTGATGATATTGCGCTTGAGGTTGAAATCTGTGAAATTGTTCTCACTGGGGAGAATCGCCGGAATGTAGATTCGGTCAAGAATGTGAAGTTCCATATCTTTTATAGTTAGAGTGATTTAGAGATTAGCATATTCTGTTTTCGCGTCAAAACTTGGACAAGGCTTATTGGCAAAATCTCGATGTCCATATATTTTGGCACCTGGGTATTTTTGTTTAAGTTCCTTGAGCAATTTGATGATTGCTTGTTTTTGTGCCGGTGTTCGGGTGTCTTTTGATAAATGATCCCAATTGTTTACAGACCTCGGAGGACAGCCACCAATGTAGCATATACCAATAGATATGGAATTATGTCCTGTGCAGTGAGCTCCGGAAACAGCTTCAGATCGCCCTGCGTGTACACTGCCGTCACGATAGATTACATAGTGATAACCAATGTCGCTCCAGCCATTGCCCTGGGGCTTGGGAAGTGTATGCCATTGGCGAATTTGTTCAACAGTAAAATCCTCACCTTCAGGCGTCGCAGAACAGTGAACAATCAGCTCTTTGATTGCTCTTTTGGTTTGAGCTACAACACAGCCTAACGCAGCCCAAGTTTTAGGGCCAACAATGCCATCAGGCACTAAACCTTTAGATGCCTGGAAGTATTTTACAGCTTCTTCTGTCAAGGGGCCAAAGATACCGTCAACCGCACAGCTTAATTTAGTTTGCAACTGACGAACTTCGTTTCCTTTGCTTCCTATCTTTAATGTAGTCATTTGTATTATCTTATCT